AGGATGCACTCGACGACTTCTTCGAGGGCCACTTCCAACTGGCGCTCGGTCAATTCTTTGCGGAATCTTCATCACCGTGGTATTCCATTTGACTGTCCTTTATTTGAGGTGGAGAAAAAATAATACCACACTTTTTATTTGTGTGCTAAACTTTTTTACATGGTCATCCAACCCGTATCACTAAAAACCGCACAAGAGTATGTGCGCGAGCATCACCGGCACAACAAACCGCCGGTGGGCCATAAATTCAGTATTGGCTTGTTCGACGGCGAACGGATGGTGGGCATTGCTACGGCGGGGCGGCCAGTTGCGCGGGCGCTTGATGATGGGCTGACGTTAGAAGTGACGCGCACCTGCACAGACGGCACGCGCAATGCTAACTCCATGCTCTACGGCGCCATCGTTCGCGCTGCCACCGCGTTAGGGTATTTGAAATGCGTAACGTATACGCAAGGAACCGAATCCGGCGCCAGTTTGCGTGGTGCTGGATGGACAGCAGTAGCTGAAATAGCCCCCCGAAAGGGGTGGGATACACCGAGTCGGCCCCGCGCCGATATAGCCAGCGGGGGCATTTCCCGTATCCGATGGGAACGTAAATGCTAGAAAAAGAAGTCGAACAGTATTTTGACTGGGTTGTGCAGCGCAACGGCGGGCGCACTTACAAGTTTCGCTCACCCGCGCAGCGCGGGGTGGCAGATCGCATCGCCTGTCTGCCGAACGGGGCGACGTGGTTTGTGGAATTGAAGAAACCCGGCGGTCGGTTATCCAAGCTGCAAGGTTTGTTTGCCGAGGACATGCGCCAATTAGGACAGCGGTATACGTGCTTATGGACAAAAGGACAGGTGGACGAATGGTTCTCAGACCATACCAAGAAATAGCCGCCGACTTCCTCTACGAGTCGGACCGCGCGATGATTCTCGCACCCGTCGGGGCGGGCAAGACCGCGTTGACCCTGACCGCCATGCGCGACATGCTGCGCGCTGGCGTGGTGCAACGCTTCTTGGTTGTTGCACCAAAGCGTGTGGCCGAGTCGGTTTGGCCGACGGAGGCCAAGTTGTGGGCACCCGGCCTGTCACTGGCGGTTGCCACCGGCACGCCGGCGCAACGCGTCAAGGCGTTGCACGCCAGCGTGCAGATCGTAGTCGCCACCTACGACAACCTGCAATGGCTGGCCGAACAGCCGTTGCGCTTTGATGGTGTGGTGTTCGACGAATTGACGCGGCTTAAGAACCCGTCCGGCAAGCGGTTCAAGGCACTGTTGAAGGTGCTGGACGCTATTCCGATTCGGTGGGGCTTGACCGGTAGCTTTACCAGCAACGGGCTGGAGGATGTATTCGGTCAGTGCAAGGTGATCGACCAGACGCTACTCGGGCGCAGCAAGGGTGCCTTCTTGCAGCAGTATTTCCATTGCATCAATCGGGATTACGGCGATTGGGAGCCGCGCGCTGACGCGCTGCCGATGGTGATGGATCGCATTAAACCGGCCACCTTCGTCTTGGACGCTGGCGAATACAAGGACAAGCTGCCGCCGCTGCACATCGTCGAGATGCGCTGCACGATGGAGATGTGGGAATACAAGGCCATGAAAAGGGATTTCATGGTGCAGTTTTCCACCGCCCAGGCGGTAGCGGCCAACGCCGGGGTTGTCACGGGCAAGCTGCAACAGATGAGCAGCGGTTTTGTTTACGACACCTGCACAACGCCAAGCGACCGTCCGGGCAAGTTTACCACCACCAAGTCGGCGGTCTGGTTTTCCGACCACAAGTTTGAGGCGCTGGCCGATCTGCTGGCCGAGAACCAGCACGCCAATACGATCATCGCCTACCAATACCAAGAGGAACTGGCCGAACTACAGCGCCGGTATCCGCGCGCGGCGACGCTGGACGACCCGGACGCCATCGACCGCTGGAACGCCGGCAAGGTCAAGCTGTTGCTGGTGCATCCGAAGTCTGCCGGCCACGGCCTGAACCTGCAATTCGGTGGTTGTCACATGGTGTTTCTGTCGCTGCCGTGGTCACTGGAACTGTTCGAGCAGACCTACGGGCGACTGCACCGCAGCGGCCAGCGGCATGAGGTATGGGTTTACGTCCTGCTGACCGAGGACACTATTGACGAGAAAATTTACGTAACACTGCACGACAAACGCTCTTTATCTGACCTAGCAATGGAGGCACTGAAATGACACGCAAAGAACTGGCAAAAGCCAAACTGAAGATCGCACTACGGGAGTTAGTAATCCGCACGCGGCAGTATAACGTCGCTCGACGGGGGTTAATTAAGGTAATAGAAACCATTGCCAAACTGGAGGCACAAATTGAAAAAGCTAACCTGGCGTGAGCTAAACCATAACCTTGGCACTAAGACCGAAGCCGAGGTGCTGGACATGCTTACCGAAGAACGCGCCAACCTGCGGCGCATCGTGGTGCTGGAGCGCCTGCACCAGCGGTATAACAGCTTGCGGGTATCGCGGGAGCGCATCGAGATATTGAAGGGGGCCACAACCAAATGGAAAAGATGACGCTGACGCAATTCAAAGTAGTCCTTGAAAAGTTTATGTTGGCAAGAGGCAGGTATATGAACTCACCGACCAGCACGACGGCGAAAAAATGGAAAGAAGCCGATCTGGAACTGGCTAATGCTTACGCTAAATACATGGAGACACGGAAATGATTCAGACAAACGACGAAAAGGTAATTGCCGCTATCGCTTATTTGCGTAGCCGGGGCAAATACTTGCTGGACAACGGCAAGTGGGTTCCGACGCCAGCCGGGCAAACTGATGTCAAGAAAACGATAGCGGAGTATCGGGAGGTGATGAAATGAACGACTTTTACGAAGATGTAATTGTTCCATTTTTATTGATTGCGTTAGTTGCAGCATGTATTTTTTTTATTATTGCGGTTTCTGTTGGCATTGATTATTTAGATTGCCGTGGTTTCCAAAAAGGAACTGGCATAGAGACTCGTTACGAATGGGGTTGCTATGCAAACGTCGATGGTAGATGGGTTCCAAAAGAGTATGCGTTTGGCAATGCTAACGAATTTCGTATCAAGGAAGTGAAATGAAAGCCATTGTATGGGCAGTTGTGTTTTGCTCAACGCTCTCCTTTGTTGTGGGCGTTGTCAATGGAACAATAGCGGCAAATAAAATAACGCCAAAGGAGTGCGGGAAATGAACCACCGGGAGGAACCTGTTGTAATGGAAATAGAAATTTTAAATGACAAAGGCGGCGCTAAATTCACATTGCCGGATTTGCCAATCGGCAAACACAAACTCTACACACACCCGCCTGAGGATGTGCGGGAGCGCGAACTTGCCGCCGCACAAGCCGATGCAGAGAGGTATCGGTGGCTGTGTAAAACGTTGCAATCCGCAAAAGGAGGAGCGTATGTGAACGTTAATGAGCGTTTGGGTTACTACGAAAAACCAGAAATTGGCAAGGAAGTAGCGATTCAATGGTATCCAATTACGCCAATTGGTTTTTATATTTCTGAAGGAAGCACACTTGACGCCGCAATCGACGCGGCGATGAAGGAGTGCGGGAAATGAAAGACAAGCCGGGATACGCGCACCTAGTCGCAGAGATTGACAAGATCAAGCGCGAACTCGCCGCCGCGCAAGCTGCGCTAAAGCTGGCGCTTAATGCGCTAGAGGTGTGGAGATTCATGCATCCAGACACAACGGCTTGTGCAGTCAGAATTCCGGCTATCGCCGCCATCAAAAAAGTTTTTAAGGAGTGCGGGAAATGAGCGAATACGAAAACATTGAAAAAGTAAAGCGGCTGGATTTTGACCACCTTGACATGCTGGTCAGTGAGCGCATCGGTGCGCTTAAAATCTACGCGCAGAGCATGACTGAATCAGATGTGCACGATGCTATCTGCCGCGACCTGATATTGCCTTGTGTTTATTTGCTGGCGCAGTTTCTGGAGTCTGTGAAGATTGAGGATAAGGAAAAATAATGAACCCAAGCGATAAATACGAACAGATTAAAGATATAAAACGTCTGAATCCTGTCGAACTTGAAGCGATGGTTCTCAACCACGCGCAGCAGATGAAGGACATTGCCGCACATCTGCTGGAACTTAAGAGGCTGGTAACGCCGATGATGGAGTTTAAACAGGATGCGGCGCGAATGGAGCGCCGATATATTTGGGCAGTTAATGCGCTAATGGCGAAAGACTACGGCGAGCCGGACGTTACGCAATCATCCCCTCAGCCACCTGCTTAACGTCAGCAACCCGGCGCAGCCAGCCTTTGCCGAATACGTCAAACGTTTGCAAGCCACGGTAAAAGTGCTCTTTTGCCGCGCTGAATTTCTCTAGAAATTCGTCAGGATCGGCGTTGACCGCCACGCCGAGCGTCCCCCTGCCGATAATGCCGTCGGCCGTGACGCCTAACGCTGCTTGCAACAACTTGGCGGCCCGGCCGGCGCCCATGTTTACTGCTGAGTCAAATACGGCATAGTCGATCCCACGCGGCAGGTCGTCGCATTTGCATGCGTCCCAATACTGCGCTTTGTATAGCGGCGCGACCAGCTCGGGCGTCAGCGCGCGCATCTCGGCCACATCGACCGGGTGCTTAACCCACGCTTCCCATACCTTTTTGGTCACGCCGAGCATGGTCACGCCGCCAGGGTCGGCGTTGTGGTTGGAAAATCCCCCTTCAGACTTCAGCACCAGCGCCAGCGATGCCGGCCAGTTACTTAGCATCTTTCTTGTCTTTCATATTCATAATCTTTTCCAGTGTCCGGCCACCAAAATAAAAAGACATTATTAGCATCCCCCACTGACCGAGAAGCTGCACATACTCGGAATTCACCTCAATCTTGGCCGCTGACAGACCAGCAAAAACGAAATAGCCGGCCAGGATAGCGATTAACGTCATCGGTCGGATATTCTTGGACAGCCAAGAATCGCTGCCCATGTCGGCTTTAAGGCGTTCGGTCAGGTCGTGCTGCTCTGCCACGTCTGCATTGAGCTGCGCCAGTGCGCCGGTTTGCTGCATCTCCAGCAACTTCAATTTGGCCTGTTCAGCCTGGGCGGGATCGGGGAAGAACTTGTCGATCAGTTTGGAGCCGATATCAAGGATGGCGCCGAGAGGGAACATTATTTACCCGTCCTTTTGTTCCAGAGGTCAAACAGAGTTCTAACTTTTTCTTCAATTACAGCCACGCGCAAGTCGATTTTAGACAACACAATAATGAGCGTGATTAGTGCCAATAAAATAGGCCAAGCCTTAACCAACATCTCTAGAGTATCCATTTTATTTATCTGCCTTGTCGTCTAGCCGGGCAAAGATTTTGTCCAGCATTTCATAGACACGTTTTAGATCGTCTTTGTAATCGTTCTTCGATACGTAATCGACTGGCACCGCGTTCAGCTTATCCTCAATTTTTTCAATTGCGCGGGTAATAGAATTTATCATCCAGCCGGCAAAGAAAGCAGCAATCGCCGCGACGATATTGATTAGGGACTGGGCTTCCATTATTGGGTGACTTCCTCTTGTTGCGGGGCGGGTTGTCCTTGGGCTTGTAGCGCCCCACGCGCGGCGCCGGATTTAATATCGTCAACGGCGTCTTTGACCCACTGGATGCCGTATTTCTTGCCGACGGCAATAGCCTCGTCGATCTTAGCGCGGTCTAGCTGATCTATGCGGGGCTTAACGGCAGCAAAAACCTTTACTGCATCTGCTGGATTTAGCAGCAATTCTTTTAACCGTGCTTCCGTTGCTTCAGAGGCTTTCTTTGCCCAAAATTTGCTGGCTAACGAAGTTATAGCGTAGGTAACGCCCGACACCGGATTGTAGATACGCGAAATGATTTGCTCGGGCGGTATACCGGTCAACGCTTCAATCGGCGTTTTTGGCACCGTTTCGCCACGGAAAGACACGTCGGTAATATCGCGCTGTAGCCGGTTAGACACAGTAGCGAAGTCAGCTACTTTTGCGGCATAGGTAGGCCCAAACACGCGGTTGAACACCGCCGCCTTACTGCGGTCGTTTAGCAAACCAATCGGATCGCCAGAGGTCACGATATCATCCAGCATGAACGACCGTGCTGCGCTAACGGCGTCTTTATTGGCCCCGTATTGCTTCATAAACTTGTTCGTAAAGTCTACGTCGCCATACATTTTAGACACCAGTTCTTGCGGGCTTTTAAGTCCTTCGCTGCTGATGATCTGGTCGCCAGCGACGCGTTTGAATTGCTCGTTAAGCCGCGCCTTGTAGTTAAGCAACGCTTGGACGTTATCGACACTAGCCCGCAACTCGTCGTCAAGACCAGGTATCAACGACACGCCGCCCTTATTTTTATCAAGCCATTTGTTTGCCGCTTTGGGGTCGATCACATCGTTCTTGAGCGCGGCCCTGCTGAAACTATCTACGAAAGCGTCCCGCGTAACCCGCATGCCTTCGTCGCCAGTGGCCTCTAAAAATTGCACCACGTTTGACTTGTTGCCGATCAACGCGGGCGCGATCTGTTCGACAAACTTTTTGCGGTCAATCAATTTGAGCGTATCCGCACCGAACGGTAGACCGACCTTTTGCAGATAGGCGTTATCGGCGTTACGATATGCGGTGACAAAATCGGGGTCAAGGCTGTCGATATGCCCGCCTACCCGTTTCTTTAGCTCACTCAACAGCCGTATATCCGCCGGTTCGGTCGTCTTGCGTAACTGGCGGTTAATCTCTTTCTTAAGAGAATCCAAATCCTCTACCGTAGCTGCCGAAAAGGTTACGCCGCCGGGCACTACCGGTTGTCCTTCTACGGTCAAAATTGCGCTAGGTTCAGTCGTTTCCGGCCGGAATTTTGACCGCACGCGGTTGTAGATTGAGGGGAAAGTCTTAAAGATATCGGATGATTGCGCGCCAGCCACAAAGTTATAGATATCGTCCACCGCCGTTGCCGGGAGTTCTACGTTCTTATCCGTAGCGATTTTGAACGCTTCGGTATATAGCGGGGTTACTGCTCTACGCGCGTCATCTTCTTTCTTTGTTACCAGAGCTTCTATCCGTTGCCCGAGCGCGGTCGGATCGATTTCTTGATTACGCGATAGGCTGGCTATTTCCTCGTCAATTGTGCGCGTTTTTTTAACTTGCGCCTTTGCAATATCGACGGGTTTAAGATTGACCGTGACGGCGGTTGGATCGCCAAACAGCCGAATTTGATTGGCGGTCAACGCCCGTTTTGCCAGTTCGTATTGTGAGCCGTATTGGGCGCGGAATACTGGATCGCGGGATGATAGGTTCTGTATAAACGTATTGATGACGGGGTTATCTGCCAACAGCGCGCTGATCGGCATCTTGACTTCCGCACCGCCTGGCGCGCGCAGCGATACGCTTTTTTGCGCTTTGACCGCTTCTTCTAGCGCGGTCATAAAATTAGGGTCTGCCGCACCCGCCGCGATAAAGACATTATTGATACGGCTATCTACGTCCCGCAACAGTTCATCTTCCGGCACGGCGCCCCTGATTTTCTTAACTAGATTTACCGACGCATCATAGGCTTTTCCACTCAAAGGCAACGCTTTTAGCGCAGTTCCCATACCATAACCACTACCCGCGCCACCCAATAAGCCGCCCACCACTGAGCCGATGGTGGGCGCGCCTACTTTCTCGCCCGCGTATTGCCCCGCGATAGCGCCAGCTTGACCACCCATGCCCACTACGGCCTGTTCAGCCGGATACATCGCGGCCTGACCAAACATACCTAACCGTTTCGTCGCGGCCAGTGGGCCAAACAGATATGACGAGGGATCGGAAACCATTTCCGCACCGCCCGCGATAATACGTTGGCCCGTCGTAGTAGGCTCCGCGCCGGTGCTGCCGAGAAACCGCATAGCCGGATCACGAACCGCAGCGCCGGCGCTTTCCATTGCCTTAACCACGTCGGTTTGCGGGCCGCCAAATTGCGGCGCAACAGCGGCGCCATAACCACTAAGAACCGCGCTGGTATACGTTGGTATATTGGTGATGCCTTTGCGTAGCGACTCCATAATCACCGCGCCGGTGCTAGGCGCTGCGGGCTGAGCGCCGCCAGCTATTGCCGCAAGCGTAGCATCAGATAACTTGGACAAATCGCCGGATGCAATAGCGGCTAATTCAACATCAGATAATTTTGATAAATCAAGCGCCATAATAAGCCCCTAGAAACTATCTATTTTTGCCGACGTTTTTCCTGCTCGGCTTTTGCTTGGTCTATTAACGACCCCGCCGCCGCGCCACCACCAGCCGCCGGCGGCCTAAATTCGGGGATATCAGATGCCGCCGCAAAATCGTCAGCGTTGAATCCAGACCGTTCGGCCAGTTTACGTTGCGCTTCTACCTCCGCAGAGCCTTTCTTCAACGCAACCAAACGCATGGCTTGCAGTGTCTTTTTAATTTTTGCTTGCGTGTCGAGCGTAGGTGTTCCAGTAAACATCGTAGATGTTGCGTCTAGCAAGCCACCAAAAATTGATGGGTCGCCACCCGCGCCTTTTATTTCCCGGTAACTCACATCGCTACCCGATAGCGCCTTGGCTAATTGCGACCGCGCGGCGTTAAACGAGATGTAGTTTCCCTCCGTCATTGAGTCCTCTACGGCCTGGAGTGCTTGGTCTGTGGTATTGACGATATCCCTAAACGGTTTAACCGTAGCAATAATTGCCGACCGCAAGCCCGGCACATCTTTTAAGCCTTTTACGCCGGGTAGGATATTTTCTATCGTAACTTTGTTTCTACCTGTTGCTGATGCCTCCGCGCGCTTATTGACGGTTACAATTTCGGCTTGGGTTAGGTCGGCAAATGGTTTACCGTATAACTCCATCGAAATAGATTCGCGCTCTACACCAAACCGCACGGACTTATCGGCGCCATACGCCAGCCGGTTAAAGGCTTTTGCGTATTCGGCATTGTACTGCGGCGAACCTTCGGGGAAACCCGTCAAACTTGCAAGTTCTTTTGCCAAGCGTATTTTTTCCGGCTCAGCCGGCGCGTTTTTGCCGGTCAAACTTTGCAAGTTTGTAAGCTGACCTTTAAACGATGTCAACGCCGCCGCACGCCCCGGCGTGTTTTCTGGCAACGCATTAAGTCGCGCTATTCTTTCCTCGAGCGCGCTTATTGATTCCGCATTACGCAGTTGCGGCGTTTTCTTTTCTTCCGTCCGTTGCTGAGTCAATGCTAATGACGCGAGGGCTTCCCGCGCGCGGGTAGCCAGCGCCGCCGCCAGACTGTTATTGCCCATCTGCGCGGCCATTTGCGCGCCCTTGGCGATAGACTCAGGATCGTTTTGGTCTATCTTGCTAAGGATTTGCTGCTGCTGCGTAATTCTTTGCAGTTGCGGATCCCGCACGCCGAACAGTTGCCCGATGCCCGCGCCGAGCTGCTGGCCGGCTCTAAAGGTGCCGTAGGAAGCCCGCTGCATGGGATCCATCTGCGCGTAGTTTGCGGCCTCTTGCTCTTGCCGCTGTAACTGCGCCTGCTGATACATTTCCGGTGTCTGGAACAGTCCGGCAATTGCGCTCTCTGCCATGATTTAATCTCCTAGTCGCCGTATCTAAAGCCAGGCATTTCCTGTGGAGGGACATACGGAGGTACACGGTATCCCGACTCATACGCGTTACCCATATCGTCTCTATTATATTGTTGTTGCAAATTATTTTGCTGGTATTGGTTATACAAACTAGTCAACGATGGGACACTTTTAGAAACATAACTGCCTAAACCGGAAAGCAAGCCACCCCCCGGGCTGTAGCCGCTTCCCCCCTGCATGGTTTTAGCCGCGCTAATACCGCCCTGAAACAGCGCATTTGCGCCCGTCGCATTGACGTTTCGACCACCCAGTGCCGCGCCCATTTCTAGCGGTGCCTGGCCTAGAGATTCGATGGTCTGCGCGGTGCCGAGGCCAGCTGTAAACGGTGAGTAGGAACCGGCTAGGCCGCTGGTGTATTGGCCGAGCAGTCCTGCGCCGGTGCCGAATAGACCAGCGCCAAAGGCCGTCTGCTGCTGGCCCATCTGCTGCGCCTGCGCGGCCAACCCGGCGTCCTGCTGCGCCAGCGCGTTGTAATAGGCTTCCATCTCTGGATTCGCGGCGCCGAGCCCGCCACCGCCCCCTGGTCGCAACCCCGTGCCGCCGACGGCCAGCCCGCCGCGTCCGGTATTAAATAGCTGGTTTTGCAAGCCCGCATACTGCCGTTCCCGCGATGGCGCCAGCAGATCCTGCTGCCTTTGCATATATTGGGCTGCGGCCTGTTCCGGTGACTGTGCAAGATACCCGGCTCCGAGATTGAACAGCCCGGACGCAGCACCTGTCAGCGGCGCGTATCGGCCTTGTGCAGCTTCAGCCTCGCCTAAACCTTGGCCGGTCAGACCCATAATCCGATCTTGATAGGCTTTCAGTTCTGGGCTGAGCGTGTAGCCAGCGCCGGACACGCGGCCATTCGCATCGGTGGTGAAGTTTGATTGCCCAAACCGCGTGGTGACGCCGACCGGTCTAAACCGTGCTTCCGCAGCGGCTAGTTGAGCAGCTTGCAGTTGCGCTTGAGCAGAAATATTAGCGGCGTCGCGTGCGGCGTCGGCGCCTTGTTTTGCCCCGAAGTAATTTAATACTCCCCCAACTAGATCACCCATGATCGTTTCTCCAAAGATATAGCTTACGTGTTACGCCATCTAAACACGGTTGATGTTTTACTAACTCAAACTTGCACAATTTAGCCCATTTAGCCATTTTTTTATTGTCTATAAACGGCATGAAGTAGAGAGAACAAGTTTGCATTTTTGCCCATGAAAACCATGCCGCAAGAAAATCATTCCGTATCGTTTTAGTCCACTTCAAAACGTCCATATGGATAAATGTAGCTCCAGGTATTTCTTCTACATACACGATGAAAAACGCATTTTTTACAACTGGTATCTTTTCTAGACAGTGCGTTTCCACATATACACCGTGATGTAAGGTTGGTAATTCGCGTTAGTAGCAGAGGATCCTTCAGTAGACACGGTAATACTAGCGAACGCCGTGCTTGTTGTTGTAGTTCCGGATTGGACAGGTCTATCTGCACCGCCGCCCGTTCCGTTTGCAGTAGTAGTGAACGGCGTAGTGTGTGCATGTCCTGCGTCTGTAGCCGTATGGTTGTGGCTAACTAGGATTGCATTGGCGCTACCGCCCGTTTCTTCAGCCGCATCAAATAGCGCATTCCCTGAATCAAATCCGACCGGCACACGCCCGGCACCGAATGCCGTCCAGGTGCCGAAACCCAACAGCGTTCCGGGATTAGTGCTCGACGTAGCATTGATATATATCGAGCCGACTGGATACAGCAGCGCGATTGCCGCCTGAACAAATGCCGTGGTTGATATGGCCGTGCTGCTATTGCCAACCGTTTGCGTTACGGCGATTGTTCCAGTAGGAAGCGTAGGCGTGCCGGTAAACGTAGGCGATGCCAGATCAGCCTTAGTCGCCACCGCCGTGGCGATATTTGCATACTCAGTATTTATCTCAGTGCCTTTGACAATCTTCAGCGGATCTCCGGGTGACAGATTGTCTTTAGTTGCAAAATTGGTGCTTTGAACATAATTTGACATGACAGATTCCTACGTAAATTTGCCATTTTTGGCTTGAATTTCAATCTTCTGAATCGACAATTGCGAGCCGCTAATATCAGCTTCATAGCCAGTTTGCACCACCTTACCCGTGCCGCTGGCGCTAATCGTTAGCGTTTGCAGCGCCACGCCATCCGCGTATTCAGCCAGTGGGCTACCGTTTGCGCCGTATTCGGCCACGTTGTAATTCGACACCCCCTGCGTTGGTATGAATGAGTTTGCAGAAAGGTAGTTTGACGAAAAATCAAATGCCCATTTGAATGTGATGTATTGATTTGTGCCACCGATAACCACAATCGCCAAGCGTTTTAAAACAGACGTTTGTGATTGGTTTCCGAGATCGGCGTGATTGGTGTAATACTGAATCCTGTAACTGGAAGCGTTATCTTGGAAAGTGGAATACTTGGTGACATATCCGTTTTTGCCGAATAACAGGTCGCCGTTACGACGCGACAACAGCGAAGTCGGTTCAATTGAATCCCACGTCGTAACGCGTGATGAACCGTCCTCAAGCTGGCCTCTGGTGTCGAAACAATACGTCTTTTTTGACGCTGGCAAATTCAAAAGGTAGAAGGCATCACGCTCGGAAAAGACAGATTTGATTGCGGCAGAGTCTTCACTGGCAACAAGGCCCATCACGTCATTACGGACGTTTTTTGACAAATCTCGGAACGGCAACGATTTCTCAGAAACGGTGCGTAGCAGTGAACGAACGCCGGTATTTGACAGAAAGATCACATCGGTTGCAATCGGTTGGATGCTGTCGCGCGACAAGCAACCCGTGCCCACAATCGTGTCGCTCAAGGTTATGTTAGCCGGGCTCGTGGCGTTGGAATAGACCAGAATTTGGCGCTTTCCAAAGATAAACAGAAAGCCATTGTGCGAGGCCAAACCCGTAATTTCGTCTGAACCCTGCGCCCAAACGCGGCTGACATCCAAGCTGCCGGCCGTGCCGGTAGACCAGATATGGCCGGACAGCAGGTCTGAAAAATAGATGGTGGTTTTTTCACTAGCCGTATTTGCCGCCCACAACCGACCATACGCGCTCAGGACGATGTTTGCGCTCGGGACCGTTCCTACATATCCTGTTTTCTCGGACACGCGCCGGAAGGTCGTTACGCTAACCGCAGGATCGTAGATCAGCGGATCGTGAGCAGATTGGAAGAAATAGGTTATGCCGTTGAGTGAGGCGCACTGCCAGTTGCTCGCCGTAATGGTCGGCGCAGTGCCACCGCCACCGTAGGTTAGCTCAACAAAGGCATTGCTGCCGTCCAGCTTGAACAGCTTGTTGTTGCCAGCGAATAATATAGTCAGAGTGCCATCTGACTGCACCAGCTCGTGCAGGACGCCTATATCGTTGGCGCCCAGAGTGCCTGTAGAAGAATTCAGCCTTGCGAAGCCTTTGCGAGATCCGATGCGCCCGTACTGGTCAATAATGCAGTTGTTTGCCACCAAAGCAAATCCCGCCGCCAAGTCTAGCGGGGAGTCTTGGGTATTTAACCCGAAAAACCCCGGCGCAGCGGTCGTGAATACTTGTATGGTCTGTGGCATTCAGCAAACCCTAAATAGCAACAAATTCGCCTTGTTCCGGAAAGCGGGTGCCTTCCAGAGCAATACTATCGGACAACATCCCGCGGTATAGCTGATACGCCTCGGATCCGGTCAGTCCGCCATCTTCGCCGCGCTCGACCAGCGCGCGCGCGTAAGCGTTTTGAATCACCACATCGGCCGGCACCGATATCACGTCCTCCGCCAGGGTAAGCGTTGCTTGCGGCACAACAAGGCTGAATTTCAACGAATAGACGCCATCGGGAATCGGAAACACGCTCACTTTGGTGTCGTAAGTCGAAGCATCGACGCCATTAAACGAGTAATAACTAGGGATACCCGTAGCCGGCGAAGCGGGGAAATTCAGGTAGCGGTTCATCATCGCAAATGTGACGTTTGTCAGCGTAACAAAGCTGGTCGCGTTGATTGCATCTCGCACCTGAAACTTCTGCCCTGATCCAGTGACCGTATAGGAAGACGTGGCCGCTACTGTGGACACCGTAATCGTGGTCGTTAGGACATTCCACGAATAGGAGTCTTCGACCTGCCGCTTGGCGTCGTTGACGAATTTCCCTATCAACGTGGCATAGGTTGTTTCAGCAAGGCTGGCAACCTGCACTTCACGCAGGCGCACCAGGACATCGTTAACAGCTTGCAGAAAGGTAGTACTCATGCGCGCTGGTCCCCTTCAATTTCAAATGTTGCTACAACGGCATATGTTGATCCCGCTTCGGTAGTCACCTTCAATATGTCGTTTTCCTCAAACACAATGCCAGAATAGACCGGCAAAGTTAGGTATGTTTTTGAGGTGATTGCGTACTGATAAACAAACGAAAACGTAGTGTTGCTACTGGAGTCATACCAGTCAAAAGTGATGTGCTTATTGCTGCCCGCGTTTGCAGCGTGCAATAGCGTCAATTTGGCGTAGTAACCCTTCGGCACCGTATAGAGTGTCGTTAGCGTATTAGCTGTAGGGTTGCTTCCAATTGAAATCTCTCTCATTTTCGTGCCTTATTCCTAGCCGAAATAGCACGAGCTTTTGCCCGAGCATCTGCTTTGGATGAAGCACCCCACGCGTTGAGAGAAAGCAGAAGACGTGTAGGCTCCCCGTTTTTCTGCTCTGGCCCAGGCATTGCGCCCATCCTTGCTAAAAAGGAGGCCCGACGAGGGTTGTCACCTGACTTGACCGGAGGCTTTAAATCCCCTCCAGTAGCCGCATTATAGGACGCTCTACCGGTAGCATTCAAGCCGCCTTTAGGGTTTTTGCCCTCTTTTCGCGTCCATGCAGGAGATTTCAATACGCCCTCTTTTTAGGCATTTTGGCCTCAGACATGGCAATGGCAACCGCTTGCTTGCGGGATTTCACCATCGGGCCAGCTTTGCTGCCGGTATGCAGCTTCCCCATCTTGTATTCATGCATTACTTTGCCAATTTTCTTCTGCCCTTTGGTCATTTTCACGGAATTATTCCTTGGTTATTGGCCCACCGGATTTCCACGCGTCACAAGTGCGGGCCGCAGCACAAGTGAACTGAAACAGGTCGCAATAGCCGAGATCAGCCGCCGCGACAAATTGCTCATCGTAGGACAATTCGCCCTCCTTCTCGTCTTTTTCTAGGCCACCGAGGATACATTTCATCATCTTTGGAGTCTGGATAAAAGCCGCACAATTACCACATCGCATACCCTTAATTGAATCCGTTGGGGCGCTATACATTTTGGCTTTCTTCAGCCAAAATGCATCATTTGCCTCATCTGGATTCGGAGGCCCATAGCCATACTCTTTGAAAGCATGGTTTCGGTTTTTCAAATTGGTCGATATATCCTGCGTCGCCAGCGGGCAGGTCACACCGGACAATAGTCCTTCTTTCATAACCTATGCCTCTTTTCTAGGACGGCCACGCTTTTTTACGTTCATAGGAGCCGTGAACATCGTATCCGTTCGCACCGCGTTATGATCGTATGCTTCAATTGCTGGTTTTTCATCTACTCGTACGTATCCCTGATGACCACGCATTGAATCAATGTCATGCTGCAAGGTGAACGTCACCGTATTGCCACTTTGCAAACATCGAAAGATAGCCATTTCAATCCTTTTAAAAAGGTAGGGGGCCGAAGCCCCCCGGCCTTAAACGATGCAGCGAGCGACTACTAGGCGAATCTTGCAAGACGCCAGATCAACGGTTGAACCCGATTCGTTTTGAATACGAATCGATACCGACCCCGCCGAATCAACATAAGCAGTCACGCTCATGCCGACTTCGCTCACAGCAAAAGAACAACCAATCACCATATCGCCCAGGGCAACGCCCGGAACGGCTACGGTATCCGTTTCACCCGCGCCATCAACCAGCGAACCGGCGTCTAGCGTTGCGACAACGAGCCAAGTATCGCTAAAAAGACCGCGAAACTGGTCATTCCCACGGCGGGAGGTAATTGCGGTAGCAGCTGCCATAGTTAAATCTCCTAAAGTTAAAGATGCCCCCCGTCAGCGATGACGGGGGGCTGGTCTGCATTAGGCAGGCACGGCCAACGCATACGCGCTGCTGGACAGCGCAGCGCCAGAACTCGCCGCCGCACGCAGAGCAGAAACACCGTACAGGGTATCGGCGGTGTACAGCGTAGCCAGATATTCCTGCTTGTATTGCGTCTGCGAACGGACACCGACCTGCTCGATCAGAATCATCGAGTCACGATGCCCCATCAAGCAGATACGATCGAGGCCGCTGGAGCCGGCGCCGAAGTCTGCATTTGAGGTCGTGAACACGGGGATTCCGTAGAGTTGGCCTATTTCGCCGTTGCGGATCGCGTTGCCATTGCCGACAAACGCCTGCTCAGTGTAGCGAGCAAGGCCCATCAACGTGTTACGGCTCGACGGCGGGATGATGAAGAAGCGACCGTCCATCGGCGCATCCGTATCGTCCAGACGTTGAATCGTGCGACGGATCGCCGCATCGGTCAGCGCAGCCGCGTTTGAAGTGCTGCTGTTATACGCGGTCGTGCCATCGGAACCAATGAACGCTTTGCTGGTGGCAGTTGCCGTGGCGTAGTCGTTCGTGCCAACGGTGGCGCCGTTGAACGCGCGCCCGAGCTGGATCAGGTCGGTATCGACCTGTTTCGCCAGGGCATATCCAGCGTCTTCGGTGTAGAAGGAACGCAGCGAACTCAACGCCTGCACTTCGACGATATCTTCGATCAAGCGACTGTATTCATAGTGCTTGTTGATCGATATCTGAACTTCGGTTTCCGTTGCGGCGATCAGCGTAACGGCGGTAGATGCCGCTTTAGCCGAGGCCGAGCCACGGGTCGGGGCGGGGACGTGAACGGTGTCGCCCTTTTTGCCCTTGAAGTTCATGCGTTTGACAACATTCGCCAGAACAAGATTTTTCTTGTAGGCGGCAACAATCTCATCACTCCAAATTTCTGGAATGAAAGTAGCTGCGGTGGTGACGGTTACTGCCGGTGTCGGAAAAGCCATGGTAAATCTCCTAAATTAAGTTATTTGACCCGACCTTCTGCGTAGGCTTGCATGATTTCTTCATTCAATGCCTCGTAGCGGTTCGGATCATTCATTTTCAGCCGAATAAGGTCTGCCCGACGATAGACACGTCTTGAAGACTCACCAGATCCACCCACATCGACCGATGCAGCTTTGAGGTTTTGCTTACGGGTTTTTTCACCTGCATTCTCCGTTTGCTTTGCCTTAACGCCGCGCAGTTCTTTATAGGTAGACAACAATTCGTTAGCACTATCGTAATCGAATTCACCATCAGCTTTCGCCCAAAGCCCTAACCGTATCGGACTCGATTTCACCCAATTTGCAAATTCGGGGTCTTGAGCCACTTCAACAAAATCAGGATGCTCTTTGCTTAACTTCTGCTGAACCTGCATCTTTTTAAAATCACCATTGGCTTGCCGCGCGGCGATGATATCTGGATGTCGATCAACGGTTGCTTGAATTGCTTTCTTCGGGTCTTCAAAAAAATCTACTTCGGGCTCTTGTTCTTTAGTCGCTGTCGGGGTATTGCCGAGGTTGTGCTTAATGAGTTCATCAGCCAGTTTCCGGACTTCACCGACTTCTTGTGCTTGCTTGCCAATCAGCTTTTCAGCTTCTTGGTGCATCTTCACAATATCATCTAGCGTTTTACCCCGGTATTTCTCAGGGACGACAGACGATGCTTCTTCAACGGTGTCTTCCAGCTTTATATCATCTGACTTGATATCCTCTTGCGACTCGGCTTCGTTTTCGATCAGCATACTATTTTCCTTTTCCTGCCACTTAAGGTTGTAGGAGATTAACCCGCCAAAATTGGTTACGAGTTAGCTTTTTGCTCTGCTTTCAATTTGTCAAGGTGCCGCTGCTCAAACCGCCCATGTGCTGACGGAAATGAACCAGACCACCCTTCCAACTTGATTGCTGGAGCAGAAATGACGCGTTTAGCAGACGCGCCACAGTCACAATGAACGATATTGTGTTGAAACTCAACGTATCGTTCAGTCTTGTGCCCGCTTTCGCAGACAAAATCATATATTCGTTTCACCTTGCAAATCCTCGTATGAGCGTGAGCTGGCCTCTCGTAAGGTTTTCAGCCACGTTAGAATCGAAAGTTCGCCTTTTTTAAACTGTAACTGTTTTTCGCTATCTACAGCAGAAATATTATTAAGCGCAGCGGCCATGCCGTCAACATCTACCATCAGATCCGTCCAGCCTTCAGTCGCCATCATGGAAAACCGGTCTTCATAATATTTCTGCAATTCCGGTTTCATTTCTCAACCCACGCTTTCAATTCTTCATCCCACTGATACATCTTACCGTCAGTAGGCATAGGCACAGGCGATTCCCACTGGCAAGACTGTTCGTTCAGAACCCATGATGGAAACGGTTGCGGTGCGATAAACGCGTCACGCGCTGCGTCAAAGGTGTAGCCAATCCCGGCGTAGTTCTTACGCATCTTGCCGTTGTAGCTGGTCTGCTTCCAATCTCCACCGAGTAGCCGTTCACAGAACGCAGCGCCAATAGATTCCATTTCAACGCCTTCAGAATTTGCCGTGTCCGTGTTTGACACAACAATTACTTGCGTGACCACGCTATTTTCTACTTTAGCAAAGTGGCTCAAAATGTAATGCTCCCTGAACCAGTCCAGTTATAGACTCTGTAACCGCCAGCCACAGTGATTGTCGGTGAGCCGGTTGTAGAAGCTGCGGCTGCAAAAGTATCGGCATACCGAATGATGACAGTGCCTGAGCCGCCAGCGCCGCCGTTTGCGGTAACGCCACCGCCACCGCCACCGCCGCCTGTGTTTACAGTTCCAGCCGTTCCCGCAACGGTTGTTCCACCACCAGCGCCGCCGCCTTGTGAAGCAGTTCCGGGAATTGGGCCAGTTGATCCGGCACCGCCGCCACCGCCACCGGCATAGCCCACAGACGCGCCGCTGATACTGCTAGACGATCCCGCGCCGCCGTTACCCGCGCCGGTAACCGGAGCATTTTGACCAACAGCAGATGCGCCGCCACCGCCACCGCCAGCGTCGGCAGTTCCGTTACCAGTGCCGCCGTTGTTGCCTTGACCAGCAGTTCCAGTGCCAAATTGCGCAGATGAGTTTGCATGACCGCCGCCGCCAGACCCGCCATTTCCAGGCGTTGTGGCTGAATTAGTCGCGCCGCCCCCGCCGCCAGTAGAAGTAATAGTGCTAAATACTGAATTATTGCCGTTGGCTCCAACCACGCCCGACGTTCCCGCAGCGCCGCCAGCGCCAACAGTTACCGTAATCGGAGTTCCCGATGAAACCGCAAACCCTGTTGCGGTTCTGTAGCCTCCCGCACCGCCAGCGCCGCCCCTTGAATACCCGCCACCACCGCCGCTGGCAACAACCAAGTATTCAACGGCTGTTGGCGCAAGCAAAACAGCAGCGCCAGTTAAAAAGAAGTTTTTAGCGGCAAACATTATGGCGTGTAACCTTGAGCAATTGAACCATACCAGTTTGTACCGTCAGAGATAAAAGTCAGAATATCCATCTTTCCAGCGGTTGCGGTAATGGTTGGCGCACCAGCAGTGCCAAATTTTACGCCAGTAAACGTCGCGGTACCGTTGCCTGTTGCCGCCGCTTGCTTAAGCAAAAGCACAAAGGATTTGCCCGCCGTTGCGGTCGGCATTGTGAAAGCGCAAGCAGTAGCTGCGGTTAAGGTCGCGGTCTGCACCGTTCCGTTAGTCAGCACTAAAGTTGATGAAGTTGTCACCGTTCCAATAGCGACCACGGATTCGACGTAATTTGTTACGGTCGGATTCGTCAGCGTCTTTGCCGTCAGGGTCTGCGTTGACCCAAGATTGACCAGGGTATCTGAAGCGGCTGGCAGGGTATACGAGAACGCACCAGTCACCACAAACGTGCTGGCAAAGCTGCCCGACATAGTAATGGTGCTGGCTACGTTATTGGCCACACCCGTCCCGCCGTTGTTTGCCGGCAGGGTTCCGGTTACGCCGGTAGAAAGCGGCAGACCGGTTGCGTTTGTTAGCACGCCGCTTGTCGGAGTTCCCAATAGCGGAGTAACTAATGTCGGAGAAGTAGAAAACACCGCAGCGCCGGTGCCCGTTTCATCTGTAAGCGTAGCGGCTAGATTCGCACTGGACGGTGTGGCGAGAAAGGTAGCTACACCAGTCCCAAGGCCAGATACGCCCGTGGAGATCGGCAGGCCGGTGGCATTGGTCAGCGTGCCGCTTGTCGGCGTGCCTAGAATTGGCGTTACAAGCGTTGGTGAGGTTGCAAATACCGCCGCGCCGGTGCCCGTTTCGTCAGTCAGTGCTGCCGAAAGATTGGCCGAGGTGAAGCTGCCCAATGAAGTCGCATTACCGACTGAAGTAACCGCCCCAGTCAGGTTGGCATTAGTTGCGTCGTTACCGTTCAGCTTTTGAATAGCTTGCAGGATTGAATCCGTCGCGGCTACAGTCCCCGCGCCCGATACATATCCGGTCAATAATTTGGCAATGACAGGCGCGTTAGTTAGGGTTGTCGCATTGCCTACGGACGTTACATCGCCCGTCAGGTTGGCATTGGTGGTGACATTACCGGCCGTGAGCCCGGATGCCGTTCCGGTGATATTCGTGCCCACCAGGGCAGAAGGTGTGCCGAGCGCCGGCGTTACAAGCGTCGGGGAAGTGCTGAGAACAACATTGCCCGTGCCGGTGCTGGTGACTACGCCCGTGCCGCCGTTAGCGACAGCCAGCGTGCCAGCAAGCGTAATCGTTCCCGTGCTAGTGATCGGTCCGCCCGAGGTTGTCAGTCCGGTTGTGCCGCCTGACACCGCGACAGACGTAACCGTGCCGCTGCCGGATACGGTTGCCCACGATGTAGCCGTTCCGTCAGTGGTCAGGAACTTGCCGCTGTTGCCCGTTTGTGACGGGATCAGGTTATTAATCTGCGTCTGCAACGACGCCAGCGTATCCAGCACATACTGAGACGTGCCACCACCACTGGAAACGATCCTGATCTGCTCTGCCAGTTCAGGCGCCACGACTTCGCCGACGTTTATCTCAATACCCGACGATAGCGAGATCACCAGGCTGCCGTCGAAGTCGATGTGCGCGTTCGTTACCGACACGCCGTCGGTTCCGTTTATGCCATCGGTGCCGTTGCGCCCGTCCGCGCCTTTGACGCCTGGCGCACCATCGCGGCCAGCCTTGCCATCCTTGCCCGGCTTGCCGTCGCTACCATTGGCGCCATCACGACCATCTTTGATCGTTAGGACGCGCTTTTCAATAGCATTGCCTACGGAATCAAACCGTTCGCGTATGTCTGACTCGATCTTCTTTAACGCCTCGACAACCAGCTGCACGTTTTCGGCAACTTTTTTGCGCTGCATTTCTTTGACTTCAGACACCGAATTGTTGACTACGCCAAACACATTATCCGCTATGCCATCGATATTACCGTCGCTGAACATTTTATCAATATCCATTATCTCAGCGCTCCAGAAAGTTTAGTCAGAAACTCGTTTTCCATTTCCGCGACATTATCCTTAGCATTCGACATTTGCAATTCTACAATCTTGCTCTTGTTCTTAATGTCGGCTTCTTTAAGCATCAATTCCGCAATCTTTACCCGCTTGTCAAACTCGCGGCTGTTGGCGTCGTCAGCGTTTGGCAGGTTCTTGGTCACGGAAGCCAAGATTTTTGCTTCTGTTTCCTTCGGCATCAATTGCACTTCGGTTAGCAACTTCTGCGCCTCTGCACGATTCTGCTCGGCCTGCGTGGTATTTACCGCGATCTGTGCTTGTGCCGACTGCATAGCCAATTGCTGCTGCACCTGTTGCATCTGTTGCGCTTCCGGGTTCGGTTGCGACATTTCATCCAGTTTGGCGATCAGCTCGTAGCGATTCGACAAGCTGGAATTGCTCAAAATGCCCTTCAGGATTATCGGCAGCACGGGCGTTTCCGGCCCCAATGTCTGCAACAAGCCAATAAACTGCTGCTGCTCGTATTCGCGCGCGATGATGCCCAAGGTCGCCGTCGGAATGAACTTCATGTCCACAGACGGATAACGCTCGGGGTCAAACTGCATATACCGATACGCCGCCTTGTAGATGAACGGGATCAGGAAGTCTTCCTGAAAGTTTACCAGCGTGCGCTTGTATTTCTTGATGATGGTCGCCACCGCCATCGACATGCCGGCGCCATCGCGGTTGCCCTGGCTGACCATGCCCTGAGAATCCAACGTGCCGGTCGCCTGCAACAGCATCGTCTCGAACGCTTTGGCCGTTGTCAGATTGGTGCCGTCAGTATTTCCGAACTTGAACGGATACAGGATCTCGCTCGGCGCCCCGTTGGTCAGAATAGCCTTGCCCGGCTTGACTTCAAACTTCGCCCCGCGCGGCAGACGCGTGGCATCCATCGCAATCATCGGGCTGGTCGTCAGCGCCAGTGAGTCCAGATGGCTACGCACCTGCGCGTCGATGGCCTTCTGCATGTTGTAGGCTTTTTCGACCGTGCCGCGCCCGAGTAAGCGGTTAGGCACGGTATCGTCCTGATACGAGATGATCGGACGATCTTTCATCATGTACGGGCTTTCTTCAGCCTTCAGCAACACGCTTTCGTTGGCAATGACAACGATTGCTTCCACCAAATCGGAATACTCGTCCTGCGCCGAACTCTCCGGAAACAGGTCAACAATATCCGCATTGTCGTCGCTGTTCATCAGCAGTTCGCGCGGCACCAGACCGTAGTAGGTCAGCAGGCGCACCTTGTCATCGCGGTATTGCGTAATCTCCTGCGTCGGCTCTAGCTTGGTATCTTCCGAGTCCGTGCCCAATTCCACCTTGCGGTAGATGCCCTCTTCCTGCCCTTTGACTATCTTGTGGATGGAAATATACTTCTCTACCGCTACACCCATGCAGTCATCGATGCTGGTGCCGTTCGGGTCGAATAGGAAATTCTTTGGATTCACCGGCATGATCCTGACGCCGATGCGCTCCTTCTCCTGCACCCCAATCGCCGCCTGTCCCATCTGACCCGGTATCGGTTGCGTGGCCGGCACAAACACCTTTTCCGTAACCACCGCAATCTCGCCAATGCCAGTGCCGTAAATCTCGGCCATCAGCTCGATCTGGTCGATAGACTTGCGGATCTTATCAACTTTGAAATCTTCCATGAGCTGCGCCTTCAACAGCTCAACATCCAACGGGTTGTTGTTCACGTCCCGCAGATCATCCTGGATGTCGAAGAAATCGCCCTGGCCGAATATCGCTTCCATGATCTCAGCGTGGCGCGTTTCTACCGCCTGCTGCGCGGCCGGCGTCACAATGCGGCTGCGTTCGGAGTCGCGCATCTTGTCCTGCGCCGCCCACTGGCCGCGAAACATGCGCTCGTATTCCTCCCACAACGCCAGAAAGTTCGTGTCGCGGTAAGTGCGCCAGCGGTCGCAGTGGTCAATAACGAATGAGGTCAGCTCCCGATCCTGCTCGGTCGGTTGCTGGTATTCATACTCGCCGACGACTTCATTCTCGTCGCCGATTTCGCTGTCTTTTTCAAACGCCATATTTAGACTCCCGACACTACGTCGATCGGCAACCAGGTGTCTTCCTGATCTTCAAAATACGACGTTATCGCCAACTGGTCTATATAAGATAGCGCGTCGGGCAGGTCGTCATGCACGCCCTGCGCGGGAAACATCAACAACTGATCCACAAATTCATCAAAATCCTCATCACTGTTGAGGATAACCCGCCCATGCTCGAAACGGCCTTGTAACGCCCATATGATCCGGTCGGCCTTTTTGCGGTTGCCATGTGTCAGGTCAATAATATGGGAATATACATTGTTTTTCCGCATTAAGTCACTCAAATACGGCAAAACAGCGTTTTTTAACGCCCCGCGCTCGATTCCGACCGCCAGAGGACGATAGTCCCGTATTGCGGTCAGGATGTTGGAGGCCGTTTCCTTGATATCCCAACGGCCGTGCTCAATCTTTTTAACCCACCACTTGCCATCATCCACAACCTTGACCACCGCGATGGCGGTTTCATCAAGCCTTTTGCGCGAGTTCGCCGCTTGCTTGGCAACTTCTTCAAACCCGGCAAGGTCGCACGCGATGTAATAGCTGCCGACTTCTGGTTCCTCGCCATATTTCAGCCACTCCTCTTTAAACACGTCGCTGCCAGCGGTGTCAAAGCTCGCCATGTATTCCTGCTTGAACGAGAAGCTCGAAAGCGTCTTCTTCGCGCTCTCGATCTCGTCCGGGTCAATCATCGGGTTGTCTTTGGTCGTGAAGTGCCAGCTCTTCCAGTCCGAATCTGTCTCATTTTTACCTAAATTGAACAGATCGAAGAACCAATTGCGCCCTTTTGGGGTGCCAATGAAGATCGCGCGGCCTTTTTTGTCTGATAAAGAGGCCCGAATGACCTGCTCCCACGCTTCCGACTTGATATCGGCCACTTCATCCAGCACGGCATAGGTCAAACTCACCCCGCGCAGCGTGTCCGGCCGGTCGGCGCCCCTGACGTAGATGCGCGCGCCATTTATCAGCGTGATATCCAGATTGTTTACATGGCTAGACTGGATCACCTCCCGCCCCAGATCCAGCAGCAGATCCCAGATGATCTGCCTGGACTGACCCATGGTCGGGCTGACATACAGCACCGCGGATCCCTGCGGGCAGCGCAGTGCCTCGATCAGCAACGTCGTTGCCGCCAGTCTTGACTTGCCGCAACGCCGGCCAGCCGCAATCACCTTGAACCGCGTCGTGTCCTTGAAGACCTCTTGCTGCCAGGGAAGCAGGCTGAAGTTCAGGTCGGCCATCAGGTCGCGTCCTTGGTGTTGGCTTTGGTGTCGGTGTCTGCTTCTTCTTCTACATCTTCCGGTTCCGGTGTTGCGTCTATGACCGCGCTGGCGGTGACTTCACCGATACCAGTAATGTTGATCGTCACAGCACCACGGTGCCCCTTGTCCTTCTCAAACAAGCTGACCGGCAGCGTGCGCTCCATACACAACTTCAGCGCGGCCATCTGGCTCGGATGCCCGTCGTCCATCGCAATGTCTACCACCTTCTGCACTACGCGCCGACCACTGCTGTCCAGCAGCATCTGCTTCAGCTCATTCAAACGCTGGTAGTCCGTCTTCGGCAGCACCTTCGGCGCTCGATACCGCTTGGGTCTACCGTCTATCACCGGTGGATTGTCCATATATGCCTTATTTGCCATGGAATATAACTCATCACCAGCGAAATCGCTATTGCGCGGTTGCAAGTATCTTGCTTGCTCTTTTTTCCACAGTCTGCAAGTAGTTTCCGGTTGCCCGTTTTCCGTTTTTCAGAGGGGAGGGGGCACCGCAAAGTTTACGCGCCAGCCAATACCCCCTCCCCCCTATGCTGCGCTGCAACATTCAGCGAGCCAGCGGGCCAGCGAGCCAGCGGGCCAGCGAGCCAGCGGGCCAGCGAGCCAGCGGGCCAGCGGGCCAGCGAGCCAGCGGGCCAGCGGGCCAGCGGGCCATCAGGCCACCAGGCCATCAGGCCACCAGGCCATCAGGCCACCAGGCCACCAGGCCATCAGGCCATCAGGCCATCAGGCCATCAGGCCACCAGGCCACCAGGCCATCAGGCCATCAGGCCATCAGGCCATCAGGCCACCAGGCCATCAGGCCATCAGGCCATCAGGCCATCAGGCCATCAGGCCATCAGGCCATCAGGCCATCAGGCCATCAGGCCATCAGGCCATCAGGCCATCAGGCCATCAGGCCATCAGGCCATCAGGCCACCAGGCCATCAGGCCATCAGGCCATCAGGCCACCAGGCCATCAGGCCATCAGGCCATCAGGCCAGCGCCACCAGGCCATTGAATTTTAACCCTTATAACTAAAAAGTATGTGGGCGGCGGCCTTTATGCCCTATTTTTTCACTAACGCTATATTTTCCGGGCGCATGCCCGGGCGGTACCCTAGCGCGTGCAAGTGCTGGTAGATCGCTAGAATCTCATTCCAGCCTTGCGAGAGATCGCCCGCGCCAGCTGCTAACAATACCGCGCGCGCTACTGGCGTCAGCGGGCGCCGAAAGGCTATCGTATCAATTTTGCATGGTCTGCCCTTCATGCCCGCGATTGTAACGCCAATCGCGTTATAGGCCATATATGCCATATATCACGGCAATTTAAGTCGAGCCGCGCCAGCGCACGCAGCGCCGATGTGGCGCGCATGCCCTGTACTATATATATATATAATATTTTAAAATAGGACTTCTACTTTCTTGATATATGGCATATATGGCCAATCCCCCTATGACCGCTGCGAAAGCGCGATGGCCTATCGATGGCCTATATGGCATATATTTTCAGTGTTTGCATGTAAAAAGCTTGCAAACAGTGAAACAGTATGATGTAATGACTTCGCTGCACGAAAATCTAACCTAACCTGAAAAGGCAAACATCATGGATGGCGCCCACAAATCTAAACGTTTATACCCATCGTATAACACCGCGCAATTGCACGAATTCGTGCGCGCGCCGGGCAATACCAATGCGCAACAAGAAAAATTCCAGCTGGCAATACGCCAGCGCGATCCTGTTTCGCAGGATTACATACCGCATTTTTCCGTTCCGCAGCTGTAATCTAATGCCTTGCAACATCCACGCCAGCGCAATTCCGCGCGGGCGTGTTAGTAAACTAAACTAAAGGTAAAATCATCATGGCAACAATCAACGTATACCGCAACAAGCTGAAAGCTGCAGCGCGCTTTATGGCGGTCCAGGATATCAGGTACTATCTTAACGGCCTATTGATCGAGTCTAATCCGATGCAAACACGCGTTATTGCTACCGATGGCCACACGCTATTCGCAAGCCGCGACGATGCAAAAGGCGACAACGCGGGCACGTTTACAGGCATCATGCCGGCAGACACTGTAAAGGCTATCCTGGCATGGAAAGCGCCCTATAAATCAGCGAACGATACGCCCGTCGTCATTACTACTGCTGATGATCCAGCGGGCGAGCATCGCGCGGCCTGGGCGGGCAATATCTGCGTTTTCAGGCTGATTGACGGTAAATTCCCGGACTATGCGCGCGTAGTCCCGACCGACGTTAACGGCGCGCCGGCCTTTTATCAGCCCGAATACTTGGTGCGTTGCAGCAAAGCGGCCATTGATATGAACACCAATAAACTAGGGCATTTTGATTTTAAACAGGGTGGCGACGGTTCAGGCATCGCCGTATTTTCTAGCGAAGCGTTTGCCGTGATAATGCCGATCCGTAACACGGTCGCCGATCCGGCGCTGATAGCCTGGGCACGCGAAGCCTTGCCGGCGCCAGTAGCCGAACCGCTGCCGGCGCCAGTAGCCGAACCGGTAGCCGAACCGGTAGCCGGCGCTGTAGCGGCTTAGCGCCCGACTTATAGCGCCCGGCTTGCCGGGCGTTATGGGGCGCGCACTGCGTCGATACACTAACCTAATCGAAAGGGTAAATTATGGACAAAAAACAGCAGATTATTACGGCGCTGTACGCATTCATCGGCCAGCGCGCCGGGCTTGAATTCGGCAATTATGGCAACGTCAAAAGCTACCGCGCGGAACAGCGCGCGATTACCAAGGACCGCCACGACGCGCGCCGGCTTATTCGCGACGTGGAGCTGCGCGATTCAATCAGCGCCGATGATATCCTGACGGCCAGCCGGGGCGCATACAGCGGGCGCTTGACGATCGTCACGCGTGACGATGGCGCTATCAGTATCGACTACTGCACCGGGCAGTACTTTCCAACGGAATACCGGCGCGCTGTTTGCGCTGTCATGGCGTCCGTGCTCTGGAATTGGAAGCGCACGCAGTGCATGCCGGCGCCTACTTTGCATCACAATACCGAAACCGGCGAAACCGTCCAGCGCTACAAGGGACTGCGTGCGGGCGACTACATGCGCGCCAGCTTCAAGCGCGAATACGGGCGCGGCCTAGCGTCGCGCTGGTTTAGCTGATGGATACCCGCGAATACGCGCAAGCGCGCGCGAACGAAACCGGGCGCGCGTATCTGATAACGGTATTCGGGCATTGTTTTATGGACTGCCCGCAAAATCGCACGCTGGCGCTTGACCCGGCCATTGGCGACGGTATAGCGGTAAAAGTGTATCCCAATTACAGCGTAATAGACTAATCAACGGCTCGCCCGCGTGCAGCAGAGAGCCGCGCGGATGCGCGAAACCACAGCGGCGCGGGCGGGCCACCTACACCACCACGACATAGAGAGGGAAATTATGGACGATCTAACACCTAATGCCGAATGGCAAACGCAAGCGCGCGGCGCCAATAGCGCCGAATATGAGATATACCGGGCGTGCGCCGACGACGGCGCCGGCGGGGATATTACGCGCAACGGCGCACCGTTGTTAACCTTTGACGAATGGATAATCGCATGAATTACCATATGCAGGATATGAAGCACAACAAGCCGGCGCGCCCCGGCGAGATCATCGAGGCGCTGTTTGCCTTGTCATTAACGCTACTGGCGACGGCGCTGTTGCTGGCGCTGGCCGTTTGTTTAACCTAACCTAAAGGGGAGCAACATGGAAAATCAATCGGCGGCGCGATTTTGCGCGGAACACTGCGAGACCGCACGGGCGGCCATGGAAATGGCCGTGAAATCTACCAATCACGATTTTGTGGCGGCGTGGGATTCGCCGGGTAATAGTGCGTGGTGGTGGGAGTCGTTCAATGGGAACAATTCGCGCAAAAAAAGGGTGGCGGCGTTACCTAACCGGGAGAAAATCATGCAATTGACGACAGAAGAAAGCGAACGCGCTGCGTATGCGGCCAACAATACGCCCCTGGCAATCGTTTGGGGCCGGGTGATCGACCTCGAAAATCAGGCGTGCGAGTTGCGCGCGCTGGTGCGGGAGGCGGTCGATTTTATAGCCAGCGCGGAGCATAGCGACCGGATCCTCGAAGCGCTGGATAAGATCGACGAGGATACAAACGGATGATATACGCGGCGCTTGCGTTAATAATCCAGTGGATTATTGACGTTCTGACAGACTAAAAAAACGGGCCGAAAGGCCCGTTTCCTATCTAACCGCCGATAATGGCGATTTTTTAAGCGCGTCGCCTAGCGCCGATCCGGGCGACGTTTCTACCAGGCGGCGCAGTTCTGACTTCGCGCGCTGCGACAGTTCCGGCGCACAGTATACGTGGCGCTTGCTGGTCAGTTCAGCGCTGGCGACGCGCCCGCAGTCTACCCATCCACACTCCAGCAGGGCGTGATACAGCGCGGCGGCCGGTATCCGCAAGCCCGGCGCCAGGCCGGCGCGGAGCGTCAGGTCGGCGCACAGGACGTGAAAAGGTGCGGCGACAGCGCCGGCCTCGAATGCGCCTTCGCGGTTCCGTATCATCTGGCACAGCACGCTCTCAGCGGGCGATTGCCCGTTATCGATCAGGTTCAGCTTGTATTCAGTTACGGGCGGCGCTGCGGCCGGGTTGAAGGTGCGCACGTCGCGCCGGTAAAGCCAAGCGGCGACGGCCTCGAAACCGCCGGATTCAAACCACGACCACAATTGACGCCCGCGCTCGGGTTCCATACGGCCCAAGCCCGACCAGACACAAAACCACCGGCGATCCTGCGAATCAAGCGTTATCGGCACGGAATCGTTCGACGAGGCGATCACCAGGCACCGGTTTACGACGTTGTACGGGTGTTGGTTTTTCTTGTTGACCACCAAAACATGCGGCGGTGCAGCAATAATGCCTTTCAGGTGGTTCGCTAGGGCCCGGCGCTCTTTCGCTTCGCTCTCGCGTAGTTCGTTCAGGATGATAATTTCGGCCTCTAAGGCATAGCCCCATTGCGAGTTTAACGTCGTGTTGCTCAATTCGCCCTTGTTGCGCGCGGTGTCGCCGTGCCCGCAGACGGCCCACAGGAACGGCGCCCAAAATGTATCCTTGCCGGAGCCTTGATACCCGGCGATCAGTATCGCGTGATTGATCTTGACGCGCGGGTTCTGGAGCTTGCAGGCCATGACATTGAATATATGCGCGCGCTCGGCCTCGTTCGGGATCAGGGCGGCGCAGTGATCCAGCCACGGCGACAAGTCGGCCTTCAGTTCGCGGTTGACCGGCGGGCGGGCGTCGCGCCACATATTGCCGTAGTTAGCACTCGCCTGCGCCACCAGCACGCCGTCGCCCGAGGCGTAGGTTAGGCCCGCAAGGGTCGGGGCTCCCATTGCCTGCCGGTTCTCGTCGTAGCAGATGGACGCCTCGACGCGGCGCGCCTTGCCCTTGGCGTCGGTGTGAATCGAATAGCACGGCACATGCCGGAATAGGGCGTTAAACGAGCTGCGCGGGATCAGGGCGCGCTCTTGGGTATCAAAAAATGCCTCGTCGGACTGGATATAGGCGAAGCGGGTATACCATCCGGCCTTCTCGACGCGGCCCAATTCCTTGTGTTCGACGGCGGCGATCATGGCGCCGGCGGCGGTGCCAGCGCTGAACAGGTCGCCGGGCTTCAGTTTAGCGAGCGCGGCCTGCATGACCGGGGCGAGCAGTTCGGAGCGCAGACCGGGCGCATGTGCCGGGCCCCCCTGCGACGCGACCCATTCGAGAAAGGCGACGCTATCCCATTCCAAGCAATGCTCGTGCAGGCAGGTATAGGCGCGGTTGACGGGCATATACCGGCCTTCGATCTCGCCGGTCGTGTGCGCGGCGTTGTTGGGGCAGACCACGCCCCACCACCCGGCGCTATTGCCTTGGGCGGTCAGGTGCCCGGCCTCCGACAACCACGCCAGCACGTCGTCGCCGCCGTCGTCGGCCAGATCGATGCGGTGCGGGCCGGCGGTGTCGGCCTCGGCGGGCGTCACGCCTAGCGCGGCGCAGATTTCGGCCAGCGTGTACTCGCGCGCCGGTTCAAACTCGACCAGCACCGACGCCCACGCGTCGCGCCCCGGCTTGAGGTTAACCGATCCGGGCAGACGGAAATTACGTACGGGGTTGGTCGCCCCGCCGTCGGTGAAGCCGGCCTCGGCAATGGCCTTGATGGCGGCGGTAAACTCGCCGCAGGTCGGCTGGACGCTGAGAACGTAACCATATTGGAAGTTGCCGGGCGAAGTTTCCATGCGCCACGTCGGGGCCAGCGGCGGCACTTTCGCCTTCGTGCCCACGTCGTCCAAGACCAAAACTAGGCAGTGCGTGCAGTTGGCGGCACTGGCGCTGAGTTTACCGTCGCGCATCCGGTCAAGAATGAAGCTGCCGGTATTGCCGTACCACGCGCCGCCGGCGCGGTATTTTTCAGGCAAGAACGGGGGCCATGTGTATTGCTCAACGCCCTTGACCGTGCGGGGCTTTTGTTTGACAATTAGCGCGCTCTCTCCAGTGGGAGCAAGCGATGCAAAAAACTCTAAAAAGTCCATTTGTGTCGTTTCCTTGTTGGTGGTCGATATGGACGGCCTGCGGTTCCTCCCCCGCAGGCCGTTGCTTTTTCTACTTCCCGTATCGGGTCATAATCTCTATTCCCACGCCTAGCGGCAGGCCAGCGGCCCACACCGGCGGCGCGCACATCACCTCACGCAGTCGGGCAGCGGTCGCATCACCCATACGCTCGGGGCACTCGACAACAATCTCGTCATGGATATGCAAAACTACAGCCTCCAGTTCGCGCAGCGAATGGCGCAGAATATCGTTCGCGGTCGCCTGCGTGATGTTCTCGACGGCCAGACCGCGCCACAGACGGGCGCGCGGCCATTCGGTCGCATCAGCCGCCGGTTTCCACGACGCCTTGGCGTACGAGACACCATCATTTTCTAAGCGGGCGAAGGGGTAGCATAGCACCCGACCTGACGGCAGGGAATACCAAAGATGCTGACCATCGTAGAGGTAGCACACGCGCCCGGCGGGGCACTCATGCCCCTTGCGGCGCAGGGCGCGGGTGTAGGCGGCCTCCAAGTCTTGGCCGTGCTTCATGGCCCACGGGTTAGCCCGGCGCCAGGTCGAAATAGCGCGGGCGATCTCGGCATCAAGCATCCGCACGCCGTAAACGCGGCCAAAGGTTTCAAAGCTGCCGGGGCCACCGAGAAAGCCTAGCGCCAGTTCCTGCACCTTGCCGACTTGGCGCTGCATGTCGGTCACGTCGTCGTAGGCCACGCCGAAGGTTGTCGTAGCGTTGACCTTGTAGGGGTCAAGCCCCGACCGGAACACGTTAAGTTTAGCCTCACCAGCGGGGCAGTTCGACAGCCACGGATTGACGCGGCCTTCAATCGCCGACCAGTCGGCCACCACCAGCACATTGCCGGCGGCGGGCATCAGCGCGGGGCGTAGCATCCCCTTTAGCACGTCGGTCACGCGCTTGCCGTAGTTTGGCACAATTTGGTGCCCGCGCACCATTGCCTGCCGCACAGCGTCGGGTTCGCGGGCGCACTTGCGGGTGAAGTTATGCACTTGGGCGCCATACGACGACGCCCGCCCGGTGGCGCTGCCGCCAGCAAACACGAACGCGCCGCGCACCCGCTGGTCGTCCACGTCGGCCAGATCGGCCAACCGTTTAAACTTGGCGACCGAACTAGCCCACAGGTCATCCGCGCACTGAATCACATCGGCCACGGCGGGCGGCACCTCGTCGGGGTTTTCCTCGGCCAGCAGCAGCAGGTTGGCGCGCACGGTCTTGTCGATGCTGTATTTCACTTCGCCGTCAACGTGCAGCGTCATCAACTTGATGGCCTCGGGGCCGACGCGGGCCTGCACCCACTGGCGCATCTTGGGCGACCGGACGCTGGTGATGGCGCCATCGGTCACATCACGGACGATCTGCTGGATTTCTACCAGTTCGGCCTCGGCGTAGGTCATGGCGGCGCGGCACAGAGGCACGTCCACCAGCACGCCCCGGTCGTTGATGCGCTCGTTGACGTGGTAATCGGCCAGTTCTTGGTCGGACAGGTCACGCAGACCGCGACTGATCTCGCGCATGGCGCGCACATCCTGCTCGCAGTAGCGCACCATCTCGGCCATCAGGTCGGGGTCGTTGTTGAACGTGCCATCGGCGCGGGGGATCGACAACAGGCGAATAAGCTGCGCGCCGCGATGGTCTTTCTTCATGCTGGCGCCGGCAAAGCGGCCTACGTCCTCCAGACTACCCGGCGCGCAATTGGCGCGGGCTTGCGAAGCGGTGCAGTAGAACTGCGTCAGCAGCGGCTCGGGGATACCGAACTCAGGGCACAGGACATACCAAAAAATCAGACGCTCGAAAGCGGCGTTGTGGGCGCGGATTTGCGCGTCGCCAATGTCGGGGAAAGCGTCACCGGGGCGCCACGTCTGCACCTCGCCGCCATCGAAGGCGTAGGACATGCACAACACCTCGGTCGAGGCGTCGCGCGCGTAATTGTAAACGCCAGCGGCGGGCAGGTTGCACCGGCTACGCGTTTCAAAATCGCAAAAAAATACGGTCATAGCAAAAAAGCGGGGGCCGAAGCCCCCACCCTTCTTACGCCGCAACCCGACGGCGACGGCCAGCCGGGGCTGGCGCTGCTGCCGGTTCCGGCGCGGGGGCCGGTGCCGGTGCAGCTAACTTGGCGGCAACGGGGGCAGGTTCATCCCCGTTGATGCTGACCCACTCCAACACCTTAAAGATCGGGGTGTAAATGCGCCCGTAGCTCTTGTGCTGGTAATGCTCCGTGTCCAACTCGACCAGCGGCACGGGCTTGCTCTGGTCGGTGTCCACCTGACCGGCAATGGCAACGGCCAGCGACTGCACCGCACGCTTACCGCCGACGCTGGTCGTGGTGAACTTCGCCTCCATCCCGGCGTCCTCGCCGTTCAGGCACTTCAAGCTCATGCCGACCTGCGTTTCCCACCCCTTCTTAGCGCCCGGGGGCGCTGCGTCCAACTCCGGCAGCGGATCGCTGACCGATGCCATACGCTCACCCAACACCTCACCGTCACCCCACGCGATAAAGCCGTGAACGAAGGAGAACGGATTGACGGCCCACTGCGAACCGTCCTCGATTTCGGTCTGGTCTGCACCGAATACCCAGTGCCCGGTCTTGTCCATCTTGAGAATGACCATACCGGGCGTGCCCACGTCGGCCTCCAGCTTGCGGAGCGACGTGGAGAGGGAAGCAACAGCGGGAAGTTTGGCACCTGCAAACGTGACTATATTTGACATTACTTTACTCCTAGATAATTTTAGAGAGCGCCGCAACCATCTGCGACGCGATTTGCAAAACCGCTGGCCTCGGATCTGACTCCGGTGCCAACGTATCGCCTGATGACACTGACACCGTCAGTCCTTCAGGCAGATTCTGTTTTTTAGCCTTCAGCAACTTCTCAGCTTGGGCCGGAGAAACTATCTCCAACTTCATGGGGTCAACGCCCAACGCGTTCAGCGCGTCTGCCGCCTTGCCCTGGTCGGCCCACTTGCGCGTGCCGCGCTTGGCGACCAATTTCCAACCGGGTATTTTATAACCCTTTTCAATCTTGGTCTGCACCAGCGCGTTCAGGTCGTCGATCCAGCCTTGCAACAGCACGGCGTTGGCAGCATACGCGCCTAGCGTGTTGTCGTCGAGGGCGTCCAACTGCACCTTCAGCGCGCGGTCAACCGCACCCGTCATAGCGGGGCAGGTCGGCTTGGCCGCGCACCACCGGCAATGATCGCCGGTCACAATCGCCGCGTCGGGCATGGTGCTAATCTTGATGGCCTTCTTAAGCGCGCGCTCGAACTCCTTCACGCGCTTGACCGTCGTCACCCACCGCTTAACCGCTGGCGGTTGCACAATGATGATCTCGACTTCCTCGGCACCGTCGAACACCCACTGCGTTGCGGGTGTCCTCATCGCCGCTGCGGCGTAGAACATTCCTTGTTCGTTTTCTTCCGCATCGACGGCCACACCATCACCGAATTTCCAGTCAAGCACAACAGCGCGATTGCCCAAACGACCAAGTAGATCGGCGCTACCAAACACGCCCGGCATATAAGTGCCAAACCCGACCACGGTTTCGACAGCATATTCCATTACTCCTTCAGGATCGATTGCATCCAGTGCCGCCATCGCGGGCAGGATTTTCTCGTCGAGCAGGTCTTGCGTGAAGGTTTCATTGGCGTAGGTTGCGCCAAGCAAGGACTCCGGCGTGATGGTGTCGCTGTCCAACACAGACGCAATGATGTTGTGCAGCAGGGTGCCTTTGTCGGCGTAGGTGCTACTTGCTTTTGGCGGCATCTTGGCGACCAGCGCCACGGAGCCTGGGCAATTGATAACGCGTTTGGCGGTGCTGCCACCGGCGATTAGAGAGTGTGAAGCCATTTTATTTTCCTTTAGTGAAGTGGAGGCCAGATTATAAGCCAGATAAAAATAACTTGTCAAAGACTTTTTTAGCGTGTTAGGATATAAACATGGATATTAGACCTATATCACTAAAAACCGCGCAAGATTACGTGCGGGAACATCACCGGCACAACAAGCCCCCGGTGGGCCACAAATTTAGTATTGGCCTGTTTGACGATGAACGTATGGTGGGTATTGCCACGGCAGGCAGGCCCGTCGCGCGCGCGCTTGATGACGGGTTG